CCTTCGGCAGAGCCAGCCGCGCAGTTATGCTTTCGTCACTCCCTTCGGCCCGCCGTCCTGGCAGGTTTTATCTCATGGCAGCAGCCAGTTTTTTCAGGAGATCATCGCCGTACTTGTAGTCGGCGAGATATTTGATCGTGTTGTCCGCAAGTCCGGCCTTTGCCTTGATGGTCTTCTTGGCGTCCTCGACGGCCTTGTCGACGGTTTCCGTGTCGTAGTCCACCCACGGGAGCTTGCCGTGCTTCTTCCATACACGGCTGTTGTAGCCGCCCTTTACGCCGATGTTGCCGACGCCGGTGATCTGCACGCCATTATCCCAAATGGGCGTACACTCAACGGCCAAGCCGTCTCCGATGTACAGGCCCCAGTGGCCGGGCATCCACAGGCCCTCGCCGGGAACGAGCTTATCCCAGCCGGACGCGGATACGTCCCTGCACTTGGCGATCATGCCGTCGGCAGAGACATCCGGGACAGCGTTTCCAGCGTAGCGTGCGCCTCCGTGGTAAGCATTCTTGTTGCCGTTCCAGCCCCACAGGATCCCCTTTGTGAGATTCACGCAGTCAAAGCCAAAGTAGCCCTTTCCGATCAGCCCGCGGAATCTGGCCTGCTTTGCGGCGTCGTACCAGTCCGGGTATTGCTTTGCCTTCTCAGTGATGATCCCATCCGTGACCGGAGATCCGAAGCAGCCCCACATGTACACGGTTTTGTAATTCTTTGCAACGTCGATGTGCTTTTTTACAAGCTCGGACGCTCTCATAACGTAACTCATGCCCGCTCACTCCCGTACAACTCGTGGTGCAGCTGCAGCACGGCGGCCTCGATCAGCTTATCGATCGTTTCCACATCAAATTGAATGCCCTTCTCGGCGAGGAAGTTCACAACATACGCCTTTTTCGCCGCGCCGTCCGTCGCGGTGTACAGCTGCTCCGCCGCCTTAACGCCGATCTCAACGTAAGTGCGGAGCGTTTGCAGCTTATCCGCGTCGATCTTGGTTTTGAGCCACGGGATCAGAAATGCCGAGACAAGTGCGCTGATGAGCGCGATCACTGCCGAGATGATTTGCGTGTAGTCCATAAGTAATTACTCCTTTCGCTATTCAACTGTTTCATTTTTCTTCGCAAAAACCCGCTTGAAGGCAAGCAGTCCAAGCTCTGTGATGGTTGCCCAGCCGGTAAAGCCGAGTACGTCGGACAGGTCGACTGACGCGCCGAGCTCCGGGCTGCGGATGACTGCAATTAGGACGGCGACGGTTTTCAGAGCGCAGGCCCAGACAATTACCGTCGTGATGAGTTGGAGCAGATACACAACAATGGTTCGCGCCATTTCTCCCTTGCTCCACTTGCCTTTTGCCCGCATATCTGCCTCCCAATTTATTGCGCACTGCTATGTTCGCACTGCGCCTCCAGCTGGTGCAGGAACTTTTTCACGTCTCCGTTTCCGCCCATCTTTTTATACTTCTCTCCGGCGATCAGGCGCTCTGCCATTGGCATTTCTTCCGACATGATGGTCAGCCGGAGAATTGCGAGATACTGCTCGTCCTGATGCTCCTGCATTTTCCCGAGCTTTTTGTCGATCTCGGCTAGGTGCGCCTCCTGCGTTGTGGCCTTGCCGCGCTTTTTCTGTATCGCGCTGACGACGGCATTGACGACCGCCGTCAGCGCGGACGAGCCGAGCACGGCGCAGACGAGGGTAACGATGATTGTCTTGGTGTCCATGGCTATGTACCTTCTTCCGTGATCTTCTTCCACCCGTCCGGGTTAACGGATGGGTTCCAGACGTTGGCGGCGAGCAGGGATTCGTAGAGCTCGTCCTGCCACCAGCCTTTTTCGCCTTTGGAGAAGGCAAGGCCGGCGGTGATGGTCTCGGGGATGAGGCGGAAGCCCTGCTTGTACTGGATATCCTCCCAAAGGTTCGGGGCTGCGTCCGGGGTATTTTCGGCCGTGTCCCAGAGGTCGACGGCTGCGCGCTTGATGCTGCCCTGCCAGCAGATGCGCGTGCCGGACTTGACGAGACTGCCGTCGCCCGTCAGCTGCGGGAACAGCTCCGGGGCCTCGGACGCGTCCTTGTCGGGCAGGCTGGCCGCGGCCGTCACGATGGCGGCGCGCAGGGTCTGCGCTCTGCTCTCGCCGATGGCGGTATAGACGGGCATGCCCATGAGGGTCGCGGCGGTGTGCTGGGCGGCGGCTTTTTCTGCCTCTGCCCGCTCGAGGGGCAGGGGCTTGCCCATTTTGACGGTGATGGTGCCGTCGCGGTTGTCGGTGACGGGACCGGCGAGGGTGAAGTCCGCGTAGTCGTCCATGTAGCGGTCCTCGGCGGTCTCGGTCGTACTCTTGACGGTTCCGTCCTCGTTCATCTGGACGTTGCCCTCTGCGTCCAGCACAGGGACGGCCGTGGTGTAGCGGTGGATCATGCCCCAGACGGCGCCGTCGCAGAACAGCGCCAGCGGGTCTGCAACCGCGCTCTTGTCGATGGTGACGGCGCGGCTCTCGCGCCCGCCCCAGTCGGCGTCGCGCATGCGGCCGGCGGCCGGCCGCGTCTCGATCTCCTGCCCTCCGATGGTGATGTACCAGGTGTCCATAAGTTCCTCCTGTCTATTGCTGCATGGCATTGTTCTGCAGCCAGTATAATAATGCTTCTGTTGGCATTTCAGCGAAAGTCACTGTCCGGAATGCCTCGTTCGTCCAGCTCCCGTAGTAGGCGTACCACAGTCCATCCGGGCCACCGTCGTAAGCGATTTGTGTGGTACTCCCTGCAATGATGGAAAATCTTTTGAATTGTTTCCCGTTTGATATAAAGTCGATTTCTTGGCTTAGTGGCATTACCCTGAACGTTTTGTTGATTATCCAAGTCAGCCCGTCATCGAACTTGACCTTAAACGCCGTTCCGCCGATAAGAGTCTTCCCACCTTTGCAACCGTATCCTGTGCCGCCGATCAGCTCCCGGCCGCTGGTCACGGAATAGGCCGTGCCGGAGATCAATGTCTTGTGCGCCATGGGGCCTCCTCACTCATATTGCCAGTTGATGGCCATGTTCTCGGTCGGCGTGGTCTCCGCGGAGACCAGCGTCTGCTTGGTGATGTTGCCGGTCTTCATATAGTCCGTGCCCGCCACGGCCACCGCCCAGGCCGTCGGCTTCCCTCTGGCGTCCACCGCCTTGACCTTGATCAGGTCCCCGACGGCCGCGCCGGAGGCGAGGATCACATCTTGCTTGCCAGACAGGTCGACCAGGCCCGCAGCCTGTGAAGCAATCTCCTGCTTGTCGTCGTCGGTAAAATAATCTGTTCCCTTTACCGGCGTCGCGCCCGTGGGCCCTTGCGGCCCGGTTGGGCCTTGTGGCCCAGTCTCGCCTTGCGGCCCGGTCGGGCCCTGTGGGCCCGTCTCGCCCTGCGGACCCGCTGGCCCTTGCGGGCCAGTCTTGCCCGGCTCTCCCTTCTCGCCGGGGTCGCCTTTGTCGCCCTGCTCCCCCTTCTCACCGCGCGATGGCTTCTTGGTGTCGTTCTCGCCCAGATACCAGTTTCCATTCGTGCCGATCGTCGGCGTCACGCCGTCTGCGCCCTTTGCGCCGGTCTCTCCTGGGTTGCCCTTTTCGCCCGGATTGCCCTGCGGGCCTTTGATGTTGACGCTGTCCGGGTTCGTTTTCCCGCCGTCGTTCGTCCAGCTGAGCGTCCCGTCCGCAGCGACCGACGGCGTGAATGTCGTTCCGGCCGCGCCGGTCCCGCCCGTCTCGCCTTGCTCTCCCTGCGGTCCCTTGTCGCCCTTATCGCCTTTCTCACCGCGCGATGGCTTCTTGGTGTCGGTCTCGCCCAGATACCAGTTTCCATTCGTGCCGATCGTCGGCGTCACGCCATTTGCGCCTGGCGCGCCGTTGTCTCCGGCCGGACCCGTTGGCCCCTGAGGCCCCGTCTCACCCTGCGGACCCGTAGGTCCTTGCGGGCCAGTCTTGCCCGGCTCTCCCTTCTCGCCGGGGTCGCCCTTTTCGCCCTTTTCGCCCTTTGCGCCCTGCAGCGGTCCGTTGTTGACCCACGCATTCGTCACGCCGTCGTAGATGTAAATGTCATACGGTGCAGCCGCGCCCACGCCGTAGGCGTCGCCGACCTCCGGATTCTTGACCGACGCCTGCAGCGCGGAGACCGAGCCGTAATAGCCCTTGACCGTAAAGCCCGTTCCCGTATCGCCCTTCGGGCCGGTTGGGCCTGCCGGGCCCTGTGGGCCGGTCTGCCCCTGCGGGCCGGTTTCGCCCTGCGGGCCAGTCGCGCCAGTGTCACCCTTCTCGCCTTTCTCTCCCTTTTCTCCGGGCTCTCCCTTCGGGCCAGTGTCGCCGGTCGCGCCCTTCGGGCCCTCCGCGCCGGTCGCGCCGGTGTCGCCCTTCGGCCCCTGCTCGCCCTGCGGGCCTGTCTCTCCCTTTGGCCCCTGTGAGCCGGTTTCTCCCTTCGGGCCCTGCGCGCCGGTGTCACCCTTCGCGCCGGTGTCGCCCTTCTCGCCCTTGACGGTCTCGACGTTGAAGTCAAATGTCTTCCCGTCCGAAAGTGCGATCGTGTACGTCGCCGTCGTCCCGCTCTGCGATTTCTTCGTGATCGACGTGATGCTCGCGCCCGCCTCGCCGGTCTTGCCCTGTGCGCCGGCAGGTCCGGTCTGCCCCTGCGGCCCTGCCGGTCCCGTCTCGCCCTTCGGCCCCTGCGGGCCGATGACCGAGCCAAGATCGATCGTGCTGCCGTCCGTCAGCGTGAAAATCAGCTTCCCCGCGTCCGTGACCTCCACGGCCTTTACCCCGCGGGAGATCAGCCCTCCGATCGTCACCGTGATCTGATTCGGAATTTCTACCCTCATACCTGCTCCTTACTCCACGAACGCCCGGTTCCCGCTCGCCAGCGTCGTCTTGTCGCCGTGCGTGTACCGGATATCGTAGGTGTACTTTCCCTTCGTGAATTTTGCCGTGACCGTCGCGTCGAAGTTCAGCGTGACCTGGTCATTCTCCACCTTCGCAAAACTGAACGTGTGGACGGTCTGCCGCGTATCGTCCAGAAACACGACCGCCATGCTGTCCGTCGTCCCGATCGTGACGGCCTCGCCGTCCTGGTCCTTCAGGTCGAACCGCAGCACGATCGAGAATGTGTCTCCCTCGTACCATCGCAGTACCCCTTTGTCGATCCTCGGGCTTGGATAAGCCCCCGGAATTGGCGTCGCCATACCGCATCCCTCCTTTTCATCCAGTGTAGCAGACCCCCGCGCCGGATTCACCCCACGCGCACCTTTCCCCTTGCCATTCCCTCCCGCCGGTGCTATACTGGTTCCATCAAATACAAGGAGGCTTCCCCATGCTCGACGAAAAAGATATTGAGAAAATCCAATCCATGATCGACCAGGCCAAAGACGACATGCTCAAGCAGTCCGCAGCCAACACCCGCGTCATCATCGAGAGCAGCGTCATGAAGAAGCTGGACCTCCTGATCGAAGGCCAGCAGGCCCTCCGTGAGACGCTCGCACCGAAGAGCCGCGTCGAAGAACTCGAAGAAGAGGTCTCCTTCCTCAAATCCGTCGTCCACCTGCACAGCCAGCGCCTCGCGGAGCTGGAAAAAGCGCAGTAACTCCAAAACCGAAGGCCGGGGCATCCGCCCCGGCCTTCTTGTTTTACTTGTCCTTCTTCTCCTTTGCGGCATCCTTCACCCATTTGTCGATATCCTTGGATTTCTCCTTCCGGTTGAAGCCCAGCGCCGCGTAGATCTCGAGAAGCTTCTGCTTGAGCTTTCTCCGCTCCTCCGGCGTCGCGGCAAGGTACTGCTCCTTGTACGCCGTCGTGACCTCCCTGCTGAGATCCTTCGCCTCCTTCCCGTGCTCGAGGTATTCCTTCGCCGCCTCCTTGACGTCTCCGCCCGCCTCGATTGCGTTCAGGAAATCATCGTACATCTTGTAGTCCTTGTCGTCCGCCTTCCGGATCCACTCGCGGTACTTCCAGTACGCGTCGTCCTCGTTTTTGGCCCAGTCGTTGGCGACCATCCGCTGGATGGCCTTCTCCTGCGTGACTGTCCCGGCGACCGCCGCGTCGTGCAGCTCATCCCGGTTGTGGTTGTCCTCGGCCTCCGCGAGGTACTTCTTCATGAAGTCGATCTTGCCCTGCTCGTCGAGCTTGTCCATCTCCTTCTGCTGGTCCTCGTTGGCAAACACCTGATAGAAATACGCCGTCTTTGCCGTATCGCTGATGCTGTAGCTCTTGAGCAGCATCTTCTTGTCGTATTCCTTCTCGACGTTCTTGATCGCCTGCACGAACGTGTAGGTCTTCCTCTGGTCCTCTCCGCCCTCCGTGATTGCCTGATAGGCTTTCGTCTCCTTGACGCTGAGCGACTGGAACCCGCTCTCCACCCAATCACGGGCAGCCTTGGTAGAGCTCTTGCCGAACAGGATGTTCGATGTCCATGCGCGGATCAGGTCTCCCTTCCTGTCCGTGTACACCGGATACTGCAGCTGTTCTTCGCCGTCTCCGTTCAGCTTATAGCTTCCCTTGTTGACGACGGCCTTGCTGCCCTCGTAGATCTTCTTCGCCTGCCCGCCGCCGAACGGCGGCAGCCAGTACACAGCCGGTGCTTTCAGCGCCTCTGCGACCTTCGGCCATTTCTTATCCCCCGGAATATCCTTATCCAGCAGGTTCAGAATGTTCTCCACATCCGGCATCGTGCTCGCAAACGGCAGACGCCCGCCGCCGAGCAGGCCTCCGATTCCCGGGATCTCCTGCCCAATGCGGACCATCGTGTCCCACGTCGCCGCGCCTGCGCCCTTCGCTTCCTTCTTTGTGACGATTCCGTCCTCTGTCCCGTCGATGGCATCCCACATATTGTTGACCGTGTATCCGGTATAGTTCCCGACCGTCTCTGTGATCATATTGAAGGGATCGAACATCGGCCGCCTGCCGATCATCTTTTCATACCCTTCATTGAAGAACCAGTTGCGAAGCAGATACATGAACATCGTGAACGCCACCGCTGCCACGCCTCTCTTTCTCTGTTCTCTCGGGAGATCCTTGAACAGATAAGAAAACGTATTGTTGACTTCCAGCTGGAACTGCGTGAACATTTTCGTCAGTGGGTTTCTGGATTCAAACAGCGTCGGCTGTGCGCCCTTGCTGCGGTCCGCCATGACGCCTGCGGCAAACTCGTCGGCCTCCTGCATGGCGAATTCCTCGCTCATGCCCCTGCGCAGATTGTCCATATACCGTGCGCGCACAATGACGTTGGCCGAATACATATCGATGACCTCCATCGGCTTCGATAGCGCAGCGCTCGCATTGTCCACCCAGCCGTTCACGAGCATGCTGCTTCCGCGCCTAGATGTCAAAAAATCGCTGCGTTCTTCAAATCCGTCATTCCTGAACGTGTTTGCAGCTGCCTGTGCCCTAGCCTTCATGAGACTGTCCTCATTCAGCTGCGCGGCCGCCTGCTGGATGACGCCGAAGTTCGTCAGCCACGATGCCGGGTTGACCGCCACCATGTTTGCCGCTACGCGCCCCTGCCACTTGTTCAGCAGCCTGTACATGTCCCGGCTCGTCATCTGCTCGATTGGCCGGTCGAGCTCGCTCTTCTTTCCCGCAAGCAAATTGGTGTACTCGTCCAGATTGGCCGCCCAACGGGAAAGCGAATACCGCCCGTTTTTCTGGATATCTTCGACAGACACATCCTTCTGCGCTTCATTCAGGCTTTCGTCCGCTCTGACAGCGTCGATCCGCTCCCGCAGCCCGTCGTCGCCGGTCAGATATCGTGTCTCCGTCGCAAGAGCACGCAGGTTCTGAATGGAATCCGTGTAGAAGATGACCTTCGCCGCGCCCTCGATGTACTTGTCAAAACCCTTGACCGCATCATAGGCCGTCTGGAATCCGGTACGCTCCAGAGAGTTTCCGAACCATGTAATGCCCGGCTTGAAGCCGCCGGTCCTGCCGTTGATCGTCGTCGGTAGCGCGTCGGAGCCCTGCTCCTGCTTCCCATTTTTCTTCTGCTGCAGGATCCACTGGACGATGCCCTTGACGTCCGTCGGCAATACCTCGATGCCGGCGTCAATGCCCATTGCCGCGCCCATCAGATTCAGAATGCCATCCGACGCGCCGACCTGAAAATGTGGGAAATATCCGCTCCGGTAATTGATGGGTGCATACCCGTTTCTCACACGCACTTCATTCATCATCTGGAAGAGCTCGTCATAGATGCCCCGGAATTCCTGCACCGCATTCTCGATCCGCGTCTTGTCAAGATGCGGGCTCGTCTTCCAGAGTTCCTGCACGACCGCATCCCATTCCTGCAGCGTCCGCCCTTCCCTTGCCTTGAGCCGCCCGCGGCTTGCCTCCAGCACACGGATATTGTCCTGCGCCTCTCCAAGGATCTGCACCGCCGCGCTCTCGCTGACCCGGTCACCTCTCACGGCGTGTCGTTTCAGCCCCAGCGCCTCAATCTGGCCCTTCATCCGGTTTTTGAGCCGCGTTTCCTCTGCCGCCGCATGGTGGACGGGGCGGAAATAATGGTCAATGATCCTCTCCGCTGTGTCCGCCTTGAAGATGTCGCGCGCATTGCGCTCCTGTGTCTCGCGTTTATACCAGATCCCGGCCTTCTTATCTTTCGCCTCGCTGATGTTCCCGAGCGTTTTCCTCGCCGTCTCCATCCGCTCCGCCTTGACGCTCTTCCTCCATTCCTGTATCTTGAGCGTCGTCAGGTCGTAATCGGCCTTCGCCTCATAGACCGCAAGGATCCCCTCGGCGTTTTCCATCCCTGTGACCTTCTCCGGCGTAATGTCGCCGCGCAGCAGCCGGTTCACGACCTTCCGGTCCTCCGCCGTCAACAGATACTGCCGGTCTACCCGCTCATAGGCGCGTCTTTGTTCGTTCTGCTGGCTGTACAGCTCCTGCACTTCGTCATAGCTCTTCGGTGCCACGAACGGTTCCATCCGTCTGGCCTGCGCTTCCGCGTACCTCCTTGCAACACGCAGGTCTCCCATCATATCTCTTACGCCGTTTTCATAGTCCTGCTTTGCCGTCTGCTTGTACTCTTCGGCATACCTTCCGGCGGCGCCCTCCGCATTGCTTTTCGCAAGATCCAGCCTGTGTGAGCCAGCCAGCAGCGTCAGGATCTGCTCTTCGGTTCCTTTCGCCCCGCGTGGGAAAACCTCCGGCATTGCCCGGCTCATCTCCTGATAGACTGCATTGACCGATCTTCCGCCCTCGTTCACCACATACAGTCGGCCCTTTGTGGTTTTCTTGAATACATCATAGCCTCTGAGTGCCGCCCGTTCCTTCTCGTTCAGCGTGATCGGCGTCTGCCGCAGCCCCTGCGCGAGCGTCTTTGTCTTCTCGTAGAGCTCCTTTTCCAGCTCCACGCCCTTTGTGTACGCTTCGTTAAAGCTCTTGTCTATGGTCTCCTGACGGATATCGCCTGTCTGCAGATATTCGTTCATCAAGGGCTTTAGGCTGTCCCGGATCTCAGCACTATGGTCTGCAAATGGAAGCCTCGTTTGCCGCTGCAGCGCCGCCGCCAGATTTCTCGCCGCACCGTTCAGATAGTTCTGCGCCTTCTTCGGGATCGTGTCCATCGTGAGGTTTCTGGTTTCTGTCTCCTGCTCCGCCGTCGCATTATCCGTCTCCGCCTGCGCCTCTATGGAAAAATCGGTATTGACATTTTCTCTCTGTTCTGCTATGCTTTGTTCGTCAAGTTCAACCTTTGCCAGCAGCTCCAGAGACTTTAATATCTGGTTGCCGGGCAGCATCTGGTTGAGCTTGTCTTCGTTTTTCACGAAGATCGTTGCGCCGTCTCCGAGCTTTTCAAGCATCGCCGCGATGTTTTCCCGTCCGTGAATAGACGTCGCTTTGTGCGCGTTTTCCCCGAACAGATCATTGTTCATGTCAAAAGAAGCAATTACATAGTTGCCTGCCGAATCCCGGTTTCCCGTCAAATATACGATTGCGTTTCTCTCCGGATTTACAATGACAGCCGCTGCGTTTTTGATCCCGCTCTCTAATTTCAGGATATCTGCCTGTGTAAGCGAATGCGCGCTCCGGCTTCCCTTCGGCGGTCGGATTGCTTTCGTAATGACGCTTGTCGGTACGTAAAGCGGTGAATTTGCCACCCCGGAGACATCGCTTTCTCCAAGATACAAAGAATCACTGCTTTTGATCGTTTTGTCATTTTTGAAATAGCCCTGCACCTGCTCCTTCCACGGCATCTTCCTTGTGTTTGCAATGCTGTATTCTTCCGGCGGCCCTCTCGGGCTGGCCGGTTTTTCTGTTCCCGTTTCAGTCCCTCGGGTCTGCCATACGGCATCTGCCGCCTGTTTGCTTGCCTCGCCGAAACGCTCCATCCCTGCATAGGCGTCCGAGCAGACCTCTACAACATACCTGTCGATCTCGTCTTCGCCGTAGCACCCCTCATACGCTTCCGCATATCGAAGCGCCAGCGCCTGCAAGCCCTCATCGCCCAGCTCCGATGCGATCTGTGCGCGGACAGCTTCCAGAACGCCCGGTACATCCTCCGCCATCTTGTGGAATGCCTCGTGCCGCGCGATCTGCTCGACGGTAAACGCCTTGTCATTTGCGCACACCCAGACGCTGCTGCCCGTCCGCATACCGTTCGCATACCGTACCACCTGCGCCTTCTGGTTGACGACGCCGATCTTCCCGATGAAGAAATGGATATCCTCGTATCCCGCCTTCCGCAGCTCCGCGTCTGCCTGGTCGATCGATTTTGTCCAGAATTTCTTCGGGACCTCCTGCAGGCTCTTCTCCGCCGCTCCCTTCTCGACGCCGATATCCTGCCCGCTCAGGTACGGCTGCTTCGCAGCGCGGACGCGATTTTCGAGCTCAATTCTTTCCGCGAGGCGGCTCCGCTCGCTTTGTCCCTTTGCTGTCTGGCCTGCGCTTTCTGCCACTGCTCCACCCGATCTTCCGGTATCCATACTCGCATCCCGTTTGCTGCTGTCATCAGGAGCATTTTGCTTTGCTGTTCCATTGTTCCCCTTTCCGGCGTTCCACGCCTTTTCTGCTACTTCCCGCTGGACGCTCTGCGCGGCCTTCTGCGCCGCGTTTAGGTTCAGGCCATCCCTGCCCGCCTGATACGCCGCATGCACCGCGTCGGCGTACTCCGCCGCGCTCAGCGGCCCCAGATTCTTATTCCTGTATTCCGCATAATGCTCCGGCAGCGCATTCCCGAGTGTCTGCGGCAGGCCGTATTGAACAACTGCCTTTGCCAGCGCCGCCCGGTCACTCTTTGCCTCCGCCCGGCGCAGCTCCGCGTCTGCCTGCTCCTGCTGCGTCCGCAGCCGCTCGACCGCCGTCGCGGCATCCTTCTTGTCCCGTGCGTCCTGTCTCGTCTTCTCGGCCTCTACATGCGCGGCCTCCACCCGGTTCACAGCCTCGTCGCTGTCCAGCGTGTTCAGCGCCGCTTCCGCCTCCGCGTGGCTGATCTCCCCGGCTTCCTCTGCTGCGTAGACCGCACTGCGCTCGTCGCTGACGTCAAACTGCGTTCCGCGTTCCGCATACGGATCCGCGTTGCCGGTCTCATATCGGCCCTGCGTTGCCTCTCGGAATACCGCCTGATTCCGTTCCCCCTCTTCGGTTGCCTCCCGGAACCGCTGGAACGCCTGTTCCTGCGCCTCGGCCTTGGCCTGTTCTTGTACCTGTGCAGTCTCTGCCTCCACTGTCTCCGCGTCGACCTCTGCGTCCGCCTCCGACATGGCGTTCAAGACGTTCCCGAGATCTTCGGCCGTGACGTCCTCGCCGTATTCTATCTTCTCTCGCACGTCAGCCACGGCCTGCTGTACGCCCGCGTCCTCGACCTGCTCCGCCTGATAAAGCACCCGCTCTGTGACGTCATTGATCACGCTCTGCATTTCCCGGTTGCGCATACTGACGGGCAGATCGGCCAGGTTGCCGACGACCGACAAAAAGACGCCGCCCGCGAACGCATTCGCCACGCTTTCCCACGTTGCAAACTCCGCGTCCTTGCCCGCGTAGATAAGCGCCTGCGCCCACGGCTCCGTGATCTCCGTTACGACTTCTTCCAGACCTTCCGACAGCAGATCGAAGCCCTTGCTGTTTAGGATCCGCATAATGGTCTTGTTGTCCGTCAGCTTCGCCACCAGCTGATTGACGAGCCCCGCGTCGGTATCATAAAGCGGGTTGCCGCCGAACAGTTTTTCTGACAGCACTTCCAGCGACCCGTTTACGATTCCGTAGGCCAGCGCCTGCTCGTTCGTTGCTCCATCGTTCTTGGCCTCCATGTATGCATTGCCGCCCGCCGTCGTGCCCAGCGCCGCAAGGTTCGGAACGCCCGCCATGCCGGCTGTTCCGACGTTCAGCAGCATATTGCCTGCACTCGGCATCTGCTCGATGACCCATTTTGCGGCCGGAGAATGTCCCTGTGTCAGCTGCTGCATGACCTGTGCATTCTGCTCCTGCAGCTGCCTCGCGTTTTCCTCGTGCCGGGAGTCAGCATTTGCGAGCTGGTTTGCAAAGCTCTTGATCCCCGTTTTCAGCTTTCCGCTCGGCAGCGGATTCGACAGATCATCCAGTGCCCAGGCGACGGTCCCATTCGCCGCGTTTTCCAGCCCGGCCATCGCACCTTCCATGCCGGACATATTCTGCAGCAAGCCGCCCTGGAAGAACCCAGCCGCCAGATCGCCGATGAACTGTCCCGCCTGGTTGAACACCGTGTTCCGCCACTCGTTCAGTTCCGTACCCGTGACGCCCTTATCCGCCAGTTGCTGGCGCAGCTGTGCCTGCTCTTCGCCCTCAGCGTTATAATACTGCTCGAGTGTATCGGAGATCCCGAGACTCTCGATCCGCTTTGCTGCCCGCTCCCTGGTGATCTCATCGTCAGATTTCCGCACACCGTTCAGGTAGTTCCTGTACGTGCCGTACTGCTCTACCATAGCCGGAGCCCTGCTGAATTCCGCCTCCGAGACCTTCCCTTCTGCAAGCGCAGCCTCTGCGCGCCGCTTTGTTCCCGCAGCTGCAGCCTCGTCATATCCAGCATAGACACCCCGCAGATAATTGCTATACGAGCCGTACTGCGCCACCATAGCCTCGGACCGGTTGAACTCCTGTTCGGATACCTTCCCGCGCCCGCGCTGCCCATCTTCCAGCTCTTTTCCTGTCCCGAACCCGAATCTTCCCTTCTGCTGGCTTTCCGCGTGGAACGCATCCACGTCCCCCCGCACCTGCTGCGTGGCTGGCGCAAACCGGCCGGCCAGCAGTGCGCTCTGTCCCTGCAGCGCCAGCGTCCCAAGCTTCAGCCCCTTCGCCGCCTCCACGCCGCGCAGATAATTCTGGTACGTCCCGTACTGCGTCTGCATCGCGGAAGACCGTCCGTATTCCTGCTCTGATACCTTCCCGTCGGTCTCCGCCCCCGCATTCTCCGTCTTCTTCTGTCCGCTCGCCCGGCCCTTCAGCGCGGCCCCCAGCTCGATCTGCGCAAGCTCCGCCTCCCGCACGGCGTTCTGGTATGCCATAAACGCCGCATACTGCTTATGCAGCGGGTCGTCCACGGTTGTCTGCCCGCTCTGCGCGTTCTTCCCGTAGTCCGGGTTCGGCAGGCCGTACTTGCTCGCGATCTGGATCTGCTTCTGGTTCAGCGTGATTCTTCCGCCGCGATAGGCGGAGGGAGCCTGCTGCGTGCTGGCTCCCTGTCCGCTGCGGATGCTCTCTGCAATCCGCTTTTGTTCCTCTGTCAGTGTGATTCGTCCCATGCTTCCCTCCGTTACCGCTGCCGTAGATACGTCGCGCCGTAGTATTCCAGATACGCCTTGAACGTATTGGCCTCCAGCGCATTGTAGCCCTTGCTGTTGAGGTAGTTATCCAGCGTCCGGCTGTCCAGATATACATTCGGGTTCTTTGCCCGGTACGCCTGCGCCGCTTTTGCAAGCGTGTTGTTCTTCTTGTCGCTCAGCTTGGAAGATGAACTGCTTCTCCCACCGCCGCCTCCGCCGCCGGATTTCTTCGCCGCCGCCTGCTCCGCCGCCAGCGCCTGCAGATAGGCCGCGTTCTCGTTGTTTGCCTTCTGCGCCCAGTAGTCGAGCATCGTCGCCCACTGGCTCTGGTCCAGCGACCGTTCCGAGTTGTACGCGCTCCGCGCATCCGAAAGATCCGAATAATAATCGCTGACCGTATCCCGGTACCGGCCGTAGTCCGTATCTTCCCGGCCCTTCACGAGGCTGTACTGGTTATAAAGGTCCGCCCCCTCATCCTGATATCGCTGATATGCCTGCTGCTGCAGCTGCGGCACGATGTCGTTGAGGTTCTGCAGATACGCATTGTACGCCTGCTGCCCCACCTGCTCACCGTAGGTTGAGCCATAGCCGCCCGTGAGTGCCGCCGCCTGCCCCATCGTGTCCTGCATGGCCAGCCGCCCGAGACGCTGATACTGCTCACGGTACTGCTGGTACAGAGGATCCGTCCCCATGTCATAGCTGAATTTCTTCCGGTTCCGGATCTGGTCATACAGACTCGTCAGCTCATCGTCCCAGCGCGATTGATACGCGCCCGGCTTGCTGGCCTTGACCTGCTCCAGATACGCCTGCGCCGCCTGCACGCTGCCCGACGGCGTGTACCCGCTCTCCAGCCCGTTCAGCTTGCTTCTCGTGTAGTCCGACACGCCGGACATGGTGTAAGGGCTGTTCCTGGTCTGATAGCTGCCGCCGTAGTTCCTCGTCGTCTGGTTCTTGTTCACCAGCTGCGACTGGTAGCTGCCGTCCGCGTTCACGCCCGTGATGCGGTACGTGCCGCCGCCGGTCACGACCTCGTCGCCGGTCGAAAGCCCAGCCGGGGCCCTGCCGCCCGACTCTACTCGATATACGCTCATAGTCTCACCGCCTTAAAGCTTGAAATGTGTCGCGTACTGCTTCGGCATGTACGCCTGATTGTAGGCATTGAAATACCCCTGATAGTAGCTGTTGTACTTCGCCGCCTCGTTCGCATACTTCGTCGTCTCCCCGTTGGCGTCGCAGATCTTCATCCCCAGATACCAGCGGTAGATCTCATCATACGGCCACGGGATCAGCAGCTGTGTCTCTAAGTCCACGTCCTCCCCATAGCCCGTAAACGGCTCCGGTTCCTTCTCGTGCTCGTGCGTGCAGATGATATCCCGATACACGATTCCGTCCAGCTCCGACAGCCACCGGACCTTATCCGGCGTCTCGTACTGGTTCGACAGTAACCGGTCGACCGTCTCGATCGCTTCCCGAATTTTCATTTTTCCTCCTTACCAAAAGAAGGGGCATTTCTGCCCCTTCCTCTGCTTCATGCCGTCATGGGCATTCACTTGTCTTCTTCCTTCGCCTGCCGGCGCGCCTCTTCAGCCGCCAGCCGCGCGTTTGCGATCACCTCATATACCGGAAGCGGAACCTCTACGTTCTTTCCTTTCGGTACCTGAAACGTTCTTCCGTTCACGCACACGAACTGGCTCTGTTCCTCGCTTGCCATCCCGCGTTCGATAAATACAGCTCGTTTCTCATCCCACGCGCTTTTCTTTGCTGCTTCTGCCATAGCTGTTTTCTCCTTCCTTAGTTTGCCTCGTCTGTCTCGGAGTACGAGCTGCAGCTTTCCACGCGAACCATACGGTCTTCATAGACGATCTTCGTCGCCATCTCTGCCTTGTAGCCGACGGTCGAGAACTGATCCAGCGGGCCACCGATCTCGCCCTTGTTCTTGACGATCATCTCAAGATTTCCGCCCTCCGGGTCGATCATCCGGAACGCTCCCTTGCCAAAGAAAAGCGTCGGATAAACGCTGTAGTGGACCGCCGGATTTCCGTCAGATGCGGCTGTTTTCACCGGGCAAGTGGAGTCATTGAACACCTTCGCGTTGTTCGATTCCACAAAGCGCACACCGTGCAGCTCGCCGATCTCGCCATTGAATATCTCCGTCACCGCTGCATACTTGTGCGACTCGACCCAGCCATCGGAGTTGCGCAGATCAAAAGAAACGGAGGGGTGAATGATAGCGACATACTTTCCGTTGATTGGCTTTGCGCCAAGCTTCTTGAGCGTCGTCACCGCCTTGTTGATCTCGAGCGGCGTCAGAAGTGCCGTCTTGTCAAGGCCGGAGCGACTAGTGACCGCCGTGTGTGTGCCAGAGCTCGACACCTTGTCACAGTACTGCACATTGTGACCCGCCACAACGACATTTCGCACGCGCTTGTCGATGGACAGAGCCGCCGAAGCGCCTAGTTCTTCTGTTGCGCCGAGAATCATATTGTCAAGCGCATGCAGTTCCAGCTGATCAGAGATCGTTACGTACATGCCGATCTGCTCGATGCTGGCGTTCATGCTGGACTGACCCATCTTCTGGCCCGTCGGAATAACACCTTCGGTCAACGTCTCCGCGTCCTTCAGCGTGTTCCACTTGCGCCATTCGACGGTCTTGCCGTGGTTGCGCGGCAGCGCCTGCTTTTCTGCGAACTGTGCGTGGTAAAGATCCGGGCGTACATTCTCGAGCAGCTGCGTGTCGTAGAACGTCTTCATGGTCGGCGCGAGCGTGTCGTTGCCGCTGAATGCGGTCGTCTGGCCGGTGCCTGCGTTTACGTAGTTGCCGGTCGCGTTGACGAGCGTACCGGCGTCAGCAAAAAACTGAAATCCGACTTTGGATTTAAACATAGCTTCTTATCTCCTTTCTCAGGGGATCACTCGTTCCCCTCTTGCCGCGCGGCGGCGCATGTCCTCCACCTCCGCGCGTGACCAGTGTGTTTTCATCGGGACGTTCTCTCCGCCCGCAGCGCCGGAGCCGATCTCCTGCGGCCGCGCGCCCTGCGCCTGGATGGTCCGCATGACGTTCTCCCGCGCCTGGTTCGCCACCAGCTGCGCCTGTGCCTGTGCGATCTCCTGCTGGTGGATGACCTCATAGGCCGTCTTCGGCGGCACGCCCGCGCCCATGAGCCGTGCAAAATCCGGGTTCTGCATCTCGGTCTCAAAGTCCGCGCCGTACCGCGCCGTCACATCCCGGGCAAAGTCTGCCTGGATCCCGGCAAAGGCTTCTCGCATCTGGTACTCCTGCAGCTGCCGCCGCATGGCCGTATTCTCGGCCCTGCCGGCGTACTCCTTTTTGAGGGCGTCCGCCGACATGCCCTTTTCCATGGCCTCCGCGCTATAAAGCCGCTCGTCAGCGGAAAAGCGCTGTGCCAGTGCCGCGAAGTCCGTCTTCCGCGGGTCCGACGTATCGATCCCATAGAGCGCGCCCAGCTGGTCGATGATCGGCGCCATCGCCTCGGCCTGCCCCTTGTACTGGTTCAGCCCGCGCACGCGCTGCTTCACGACCTTCTGCACCGCAGAATCAAAGTCCTGCTTGTACCGGCCCCGGATCAGACTGTCGAACGTTTCTTCCTGTGTACCCTGTCCCTGAGCGTCGGGGACGTTGACCGGCTGCTGCTGCACCTGCGCCTGTGCGGCTGCCTCCTGCCCGCTCTGCTGACCGGCGACGTCAGCTGCGCCCATGGTCTGAGCGCTTGCGCCCGTGAATTCGCCTTCCATGCTGTAAATTCCTTTCTGGCGTTTATTCTAAAATCATCGTAGCACAAACTTTTCCCAACTTCACCCCACGCCAGCCAGAAATAATCTCGCCGGAATGGGCCGCCGCAAGCGGCGGTTCTCATCCCGGCTGCGTGCTTTCTTCCGACTTTTTGCGCGCATTCTCCACGATCTTCGGCTCCTGCGTCTCGCCGGTGTTGATCTCCGGCTTCTTTGCTGCCGCGGCGCTCGCCTGCGGGACTGCCTGTCCGCCCTCCTGCAGGATCTGCTGCGCCAGCCCCTCACCCATGACCGGATCGTACCGGTCTGCCAACGCCAGCGCCAGCTGCTGCCACTCGACCAGCCGCTGCTGCAGGTCCGCGTTCTCCTGGACCTTCTGGATGATCGAGTCCTTCCCGTCAAAGTCCATCATGTCCAGCGTTGCAAGTGTCTGGTCCACCATCTGCGGGTTGAAGAATCCCAGCTGGAAGAACTGCAGTGCCAGCTCGTTCTGCGCCATGGACGTGTACTCGCTCGCCTTCTGCGCCGAGACCTCAATGTCGAAGACCGGCTTCCGCATTCCATCCGGCTGCCCGTTCGCGCCGTAGAGCGTCTGCGGCTGCAATCCCTGATTGCTGTACTGTACGAACTGCTCTGCCCCGCGCTGCCCGATGATTCGGAACTGCCGCGGCAGATCATAGAACTGCCGGATGCGCTCAATGACCATCCGGATCATCCGCGCGTAGGCCCGGTAAGCCGACTTTGTGGAGTCCTTGCTGCTCCTGCCGGACGCTTCCTGCAGCGCTGCAATGGCCGAGGCCGCCGTCACGCCGGAGCTCGTCGCGCCGTTGTTGACGTCCGTGTTTCCCGTTGTCCACTTGAGCTCCTCGATCTTGTTCTGCAGAATGGCGATATAATTGCTGTTGAGCATGTTGACCTGGATCGGCTGCAGACTGTCCTGCCCCAGATTCCCATCCACATGCACGAACGGCTTCGTCCAGTCCGCGAATTCCTGCTCGTTGACCGACCCGTCCGACCGCTTGAACCACCGAGGCGTCGTCGTCATGATCGCGTTCTTTACGATCGCCTGATTCATCCGGTCGATCTGCTCCTGCGTCGACTTGCCGATGTCGATATACCCATACCCGGCAATGCTGCCCTCCACCGGGAACAGCGCGTCGACCACAAACGGATATTCCCCGTCGTCATACAGGCCCGTCTCCGCCATGGGCTTTCCGACCGGCTGCTGCACGATGCTGCCGTCCGGCATTGTCATCGTGTCATACCGCTGCTCTGTGTCGTTCTCCGTCGCCTGCAGGATGGTGTCTCCCACCAGCTTCGCAAAGTGCAGCACCTGCCGTCCGTTCTGATATTTCTTGTAATACCAGTCTACCACCATCGACTTGTTGTCGAAGTTGATGACGTCGTCCGTGTTGTACTTCTGCTGCACCTGCTGCTTGGAGTTTAGTTTTCCCTGCAGCTCCGGGTACTTCTCGACCAGCAGATCGTTGTCCACCATCTCCGTCAGGAAGATGTTCTTCGACTTCTGCAGATCCCGCACGCCCGGCTCCCAGAAGAAAGACAGAATATCTACCGGCTGCACCGAGATATCCCCGAGGCCGTTCAGCTTCGAAGAATCCCACTTCACGTGCCAGATGAGCGTGCCCTGCTTGAGCTTCGTCCACTGGCTGTCCGAATAGACCTCTTCGAAGTCGTTCTGTTCCAGAATGACCGGCAGCACCGAGGAAAGCTTCGCCGCCTCCTCCCGGTCGTCCGGTTCCCGCGGGCGGATGGCCGGGGCCGGATAGGCCGCGATCGCGTCCGCGTGCTTGCCCATGATGACGTTGAAGAGCCACGCCGACGTCCACTTGTCATCCTCCGGGTTCCCCTTCTGGATCCGCTGCCAGCTGCGCATGCGCCACCAGTCCTCCGACGCAATGACCCGCGCCTCCAGCGCACTTTTGCCCTGCCGGTATTTCTGCAGCGTGTCCATGGCCTTTCTGGCCTGCTCTTCGCCGATGGCCTTTCGCGCCGTCAGCCCGCTCGCCGTGTCATTCTGCATGGTCGTCTGCATCTGCTCTGTCTTCATTGTCCGCTTCCTCCTTCCGCAGGTCTTCCGCCGTGAGTCTTGCCACTTCGTTCTGGATCCCGTCCAGCACAAAGCCCACGATGACCGGCGGCAGCCCCGCCTCGTTGATGGCCTCGATCAGCCGCCCCCGCAGCTGCACCACTGCTTTTGTGATATTCATAGCTCCTCCTATCCGTTATAACTGCTGATTGCCCGGTTGAGCGCTTCCTTGAGCGCAGAATAGCTGTTTGCAAAGTACGTCGCTTCCAGCTTCGTCCCTTCCGATACCGTGCTGACGCTTCCCGCGCCTGCCAGATTCCCGATGGCGTTTGCCGCCTCGTTGTAGATGGCCGCCGTGATCGTCTGCCCGGCGTAGGCCGTCGTGAAGGAAATGCTCCCGTAGCCTCTGGCGGCCCGGACCTCGTTGATCTTCGCCGTCAGCCGGTTCCAGCTCGCCGCCGTCAGATACGTCACGGCCTTTCCCGCCTGGATATATGTCGCATCGTCGCTCGTCCACGCGAAGGCCGCGATCTGTGCCTTCGTCTTGCCAGATACGGTGTTGGACGTCTTCGAGTCCGTCCCGGCCTTGTTGACGATCCAGAAATAATACGTCGTGCCCGGTTCCAGCCCCGAGACCGTCACCGGTGAGCTGCCGATCGACTGCGAGCCGATGGCCGTATAGCTCGTCTTTCCCCAGTAGAGTGTCCAGCTTCCGTACCCGCCGCCGTTTTTGTCCCACGTGACCGTCGCCGTGTTCTTCGTCAGCGTGACCCCGCTGATGTATGGTGCGACTGCCGTGATCTTCGTCTTGTAGTACACGCGCACGGCCTGCCCGCTCGTAATGGGGATTGTCTCCGTCGCCGCGTGATTTGTCGCATACCCTTCCGACGCGAGCCTGAAATACTGGAATTCATACTCCTGCGAATACGTCTGGTACTGCGTGCCGGACATGGACAGGAAAAACGAATTGCCGATCGTGCCGGAGACGGACCCGTCTGACAGCGTGTGCTGCCCGTCCAGGTAGTTGTAGATCGGAATCGTCGTGGTCTTGCTCTGGTAGTAGACCTTTACGGTCTGCCCTTCCTGGATGGGGATCGGATAGCTCGCGTCGTGCTCCGTGCTGTAATTCTGCGACGACAGCCGGAAGTACAGGAAATGATACTGCTGCGAGTACGTCTGATACTGCGTGCCCGCGGCCGAAATGTAAAACGTATCTCCGATATCGCCTTTGAAGGACCCGCTCGCCAGCTGCGTCAGGTTATCCAGGAAGTTTAGAATGCTGACCGTCGCCTGCGAGGTCGACTGTGCCAGCGTCCGCACGCTTATGGAATTTGTCTCGGCGACAAGCGCCCCCGTGCTGCTGTTGTAGATCCGCACGCGGCAGATATACAGCGTGTCCGGTGTCAGACCAGTAATGACCCGGTGGGCCGTTGTCGTGCCCGCAGTCGAGTCCGTCACCGTCGCCATGACCTGTCCCGCAAGGATATATTCATATTTCCGTTTGTACTTCGTCGTTGACGACATGCCGGATACCGTCAGCGTGATGCTCGTCGGCGTACCCGATGTGCCGGACAGCGTTGCCATTCAGCCAGCCCCCTTACCCGAACACCGGCGTAATGCCGCTTACGCCGCCGGAAGCGATAAACCGGATACTCCCGTCCGATTTTATCTGCATACTGGCTGTCCCAGCCGCGTTCTGCAGATACACATCGCCGCTTGTCGAGCGCACGCGCACCGCCGGGCCGGACAGGTCGACCGCATAGGCCGCCGAGCTGGAGGACGTAAACTGCAGACTGCCCTCCGCGCCGCTGATCTTGCCGTTCGAGAAGTTCGTACCCGCGATCTCAAGACCGTTGCTGATGATGTTGATCTCATCCATGATCTGCTTGAGCTTCTTCTGGATGCTCGTACCGTCGAGCTTCAGATCCGTCGCGTTGATCGTTCCGCCGATCTCAGCCCCCGTGCACGTCAGCTTTCCGTTCGCGTCGACCTTGAATTTGTCCTTGATGGAAAGCCCGCTCGTGCCGAAGTACATGCTTGCGCTGCCCCCAAATTCGTTGGCCGTGCGGTAAATGCTGCTCTCCGAGATCGTCCAGGGCCCGAAGGTCGAGTCGGCTGCCGCCGTGATCTTCCCCGACAGCACCGCCCCCGCCGCCTCCAGCGTCCCGGATGGGAAATGCAGCTTCTTGTCGCTTAAATACGCGACCTCCTGCCCGTCCTGCCAGAAGCTCACCCGGTCCGGCGTCACCGTCACCAGCTCGTTCTTCGTCTGGTCGATGACCCGTTCGCCGCCGTCCGTCACCGTCGTCTCGATGTTCCCCACGCCCACGCCGTACACCGGCACGGCGTCCTTGTAGTAGAGCAGCCCCGTCTTGATGTACTGCTGCGAATTGACGGAAAACTGATTGTTGACGCCCGCCGTGTAGTCATACAGCTGTTTGATGCCGACGGAGTTTCCCTCGATCGTCAGCTGCGTCTTTTCGAGATACTTGCCGAAGTCCGAGATGGCCACATAGCTGCCGGACAGCTTCGTCGACCACGTCTCCGAGTTCGCCGCGGCGAAGTCCGCCGTCTTGATGATGAGCGCTTTCAGCGCTCCATAGCCGGAGAGCGTCGTTTTCTTCTCCGCCTCGGAGAGGCTGTCCGCGTCGATGGCCTGCGAGATCTCCGTCAGCGTCGCCTTCGCCGACCAGTCCGCCAGATTCAGTTGCTCCGTCACGCTGCACAGATACCGCCGCATGCTCTCCAGCTGCTCCTGCGTCGTCTTCCCCGCGATCGACGGGTATGCAAGTGTTAAAGATCCCATTATGCGTCACTCCCCGCTTCCAGCACCCGCGCCAGACTAAACAGCTTCATCTCGCCCTTCCCCGTCAGCCGGAACTTCAGATGGTCACATCTGGCCGGGCGGATGGGCAGCAGGAACGTCCGCAGCCCCCGGCCTTCAATGTGCCCGCAGTGCCGCCAGATGCCGTCGGAATCGTACTGCACCCAGAAATCGACGCTCGATCCCTTCGGCAGCTGCATCCGCAGATTGATGCGCGAGACGTATTTCTTCCCGACGAGTCCATACGTCATGATCCCCGTTTCCGCCATCCAGCCGACCGGGGCTTCCAGCGTCCCAACGCTGCCGTACACAGTCCTGAGCGTTCCATCCTCAAGGAAGTACAGCTCATCGTCCACCTGGGCAAAAGCTTCCGCGTGCGTCGCGTCCTCCCGGTGCCACAGGCCTTTTCTCGTGTCGTAGACGAACAGCGACCAGTTATGGCCTTCATCCTCCATGCTGATGAAATACTTTCCTCTGGCGCCTCCCGCCACGGCGTTGTAATACAGCTTCGTCCCGAAGCAGCTTCCGATTTCGCTCGGCAGACTCCCGTCGTACACGCAAACGCCCATCCGCGATTTGTAATACAGCCGGTCGTCCACCACGACGAGGCTCTTGGCAGACCCATTCTGCACGCCCGCGCACTTCTGCACGACCACCTGATGCGCCCCCGTCGCCGACGGATACACCCGATGGAAGCAGTCCTCCTTGAAGAAGATCGGGCTGTCCGCCAGCGTCGCCGCGCCGGTCCACTTCCCGTCCGTGCCGCAGCTCGCGCGCCACGAATCCGTCGACACGCCCTGGTAGCACTCCCAGTTCTTAAAATCGCCCAGCTTGCAGCAGTAGATCTCATTGACGGTCTCGCCGTCCGCCACGCCGTACTTGCAGCCCCACAGCCGGTTCCCGCTCTCGGTGATGAAGTCCATGCTTGGGACCTTCCGCGCCGTCTTCACGGTCCCGCTCGTCACCTTCGTCGTCTCGTCGACGAGGCCGACGATCACGATATAGCTCTCGCCCACGTCGTACAGGATCTGGCTGCCGTTGAGCTTCTCGACCTGCTCGTTTCCACTGAGGCCCGAAAGCTGAATGCCGTCATACTGCTTGAAACCTCGACCGATGCCATTGGCAGAAAGCTTCAGATACACCGTCGGCACGGATACCCACTGGCTCGTCGCCTCCGCCCACTGCTTGAGCGTGTGGAGCTTGCCGGACGTGTCGAGCCAGTACTGCCCGTTCGACGGGCTCTCCGGCTGGCTGGCCTGCGTGTAACTGACCGTCAGCGCCGTCCCGTCGACAAGACACAGGGAAATGTCAATGTTCGTGCTTGCCGCGTTGACGGTGTTCTCCTGTCCCATGTATCCGTTGTCGGAATACTTCTCGGTGTTGAAGTAGATCCCATCCGGGAAGATGCACAGGTACGCGCCCATGGAGATGAGCTGCTTTTCTCCCGCCGAGATCGACACGGACGGCATATACGCCTCCATCGAAGCGCCGTTGATGTAAAGCGTATTGTTCTGCACCCAGCACAGCGCATCCTTCGCCAGAATGCCCTGCACGCCCTCGATCGCCTGCGCCGTCCCCCGCCGCGGCCGCGGCGCGAGCAGCGGATACGCATCCGCCGACAGATTCTCCATGTCGTAAAACTCCCCGTCCGCGAGTTCGAGGTTGTGGTTGTATCCGAGAAAGACCTCCGTCATCATGGTCTGCTTCTCAGTCTCCGTCAGTTGTGGTGCCAGCATGGCCTTACCTCCGTTTCATCATGTCCAGCGGATCAAAGAGGATCCGCTGCTCTTTCACCGCGCGGATCGGCTTGATCGGCCGCGACATGCAGAAATATCTCCATTCGTCTGCGACGTGGTCTTCCATCTTCGTGTCCAGGTCTTCTGCCCGATGCTCGTCATAGATCAGCGTCGGGATCGTCCGGATGAACGCCCTGCAGGTGTTGAAGACATACATCCGCGGATATCCATCCTCGTCAAACTGCAGCCGGTAGTGGCACTGCATCCAACCTGCAATGCGTTCATTGTCGCCAGGCGTAAAAAATACGCCGTACCGCGCAGCCGTGTCTGCGACCGATTCTCCGCGCGACGCATCCCAGATTGCGGGGTCCGCCACGCCGATGATGGTTTTCCCCTTGAGCCACGGGTGCTGCATCTCCGTTTTGTGGATCTCTTCAAACTGTTTGTCCGGTGTCCACTTTACGCCCTCGTTCGGCGTCCGCGTGCAGCCGTACAGCTCCATGATCCGGTAGATCGTCCCGTCATAGTCGACCGCCCACCATGCGCAGGAGAACGGCTTCCCGTAGCCGAAGTCATAGCTCCGGCAGATCGTCCACCCATCCGGAATCTCAAACGGCTCGATGACATGCGTCCAGCGCCGGTCCTTGTAATGCTCCGGCACGTCCCGGAAGTCCTCGAAGAACTGTCCCTCATAGACGTCCCAGCGTCCGTCCTTCCACGCTGCCCGCAGCGTCGGCGGCAGATTCTCCAGCTCTCGCAGGTAGTCAGGCTGCGTATCCATGAGAGCCTTGTTGTCCTCTACCTTTGCCTGAATGAAGAAATAGTCATCCGGGTCTTCATCGGGATTGAAATTCCGATCGACGAAGACACGCTTGAAGTATGCGTGCCCCGGGCCGCCGGGGTTCAGCGTATAATACGTCCGCTTTGGAAATCCATTCGTTCCGCGCACGCAGAGATTGATCTTGCGGATCCAGCTTTCCTGCAGCTGCCCGGCCTCGTCGATGAACACCACGTCATATTCCGCGCCCTGATACTGCCCTAGATCCCCCTCGTTTGCGCAGTACCCGAAAGAGATCGTCGACCCGTTCGGGAAGCGAAACATTTTGTCCGACCGGTTGTATTTTGCGAACCCGGCCAGCTCCGCTGTCAGCTGCTCGATGTGGTTATTCTGCAGCTCCTTGTATGTCTTTCGGACGATCAGGATCTTAATGCCCGGATACCGGAATGCCAGCAGCTTTGACTTTGTCCGCACAGCCCAGCTCTTTCCGCCGCCGCGCGCGCCGCCATAGGCGATGTGCCGGTGTTTGTCCTTGAGAAAGAGCGTCTGCTTCGGCTGCGCCCGCCCGAGATCCAGCGTTCTCATTCGCTCGCGTCCTCCGCGTCACATTCCAGCAGCACACGCGGCGTCTGATCCTGCTTTTCGTCCCCGGCGTCTCTGCGATACCGGAACGCATACTCCAGCGCGAACTGCGCGCCCCGCTGAGAATCCCGGTCGAACAGTCTTTCGGCCGTATATTGTTCCACGCGCGTCTGCGCGCGCGAAATCGAGTCCATAAATTCTTTCCTGGCCTTGTAGTTATACAGGCTCTGCTTGCTGGAAAAGCCCAGCGCCAGCGCAAGCCCCGGTATCGTCGGCGGCTTCCGCCCCACCCAGACCGGAGTCCCATCTTTTTGGTTGAAAACGATGCGCCCGTCCTCATCCCGCAGGATCTCTCCCTTGCAGCTCTCAAAATACGCCTCGATCATTCCTTCGATCTGCTCCACGGATTCATACTTCGGTTTCCTCGCCATGGCTCACGCCTCCCTTCTGCTTTTCAGCATAGCGTATCCGGAAAATCTTTTCACCCCACGCACGCAGAATGAGCGCATACGGCGTTCCGCATGCGCTTCGGCTCTCATTCTGTTCTTTCGTAGTATCGGAGCTTCGCCGCCGCGATGCTGCACCGCACGTAGTCAAAGCTGGCGCAGTATCGCGTGATGTAGTCTGACGTCTCCCGCCGCTCAGGAAATGCGAGCACGCATTCTCCCTCGCAGCGTATCGTCTTTTTCCCGGCTGCCTGCCAGAATGGGCAGATATACTCCCTGTGCCAGTAGTCGCTCGTCCCTATCACCCTTTCGTTTTAAAACCTTACGCATATACAAGGTTTAATTTAAGCGGCTCCCGTTCCGCTTGTTCTCTGATCTTGGGTCGACTACATACTTATAATATTGATACCCGTACTTTGTCGTCCGGGCCTCTACGAGGATGTAACCTCGCGGGGCGACGGGCGGATGCTTGGGGCTGTACTCGCGCACGGCCTCGGTCGCAGGTTCCGGCTCCGGCCGGACGCAGCTGCGGCTGGCCTTGTACCTGTGCCCGCCGAATTCCTTTTTCCAGTGGCCGTGCAGGTAGTCGGCCAGCGCCTTATAATCCCGGCCGTGGTCGACTTTGTTTCCATTTTCGTCCATGTAATAGTTGTGTTCCCGTAAGTGTCGAACCTCGATCACGCTGCCGAGGCCCCAGATCCTGCCGATCTCATTCTCCGGAATGCCGTCCGAGATCATGTGCAGATGGAACCGGCTCGTCGACTTGCCCTGCCCGTAGACAATCACGATCTTGGCGTTTGGGTATTTATATAGTAGGCGGCGATAGAATCTGTTCCGAATCTGCCGCATTTCGGCAGCAGTATGTACCTCGTTCTCGGCGTCGAGCGTCAGCGTGGAATACAGGCTGGTCGGGCCGAAGTTGGCATTGACGAGCGCTTCCAGTTTCCCCTCGGAGATTTTCCGGTTGAATTCGTCCTGCTCTTCCCGCGTCTGGAACCGCGGCTTCTTCGGCCGGCTGGTCTTCGGATCCGTGCCGCCCGCCACCGTGTACACGATCTGCTCGCAGACCCTCCCGGAAAACTTCCGGCGCTTGTGCCTCTTTGCCATCATCCACACCTCTTTCTCCTGGGCGGACAGAGCCGTCCGCCCCTACAGGGCCATCTGCCCGCTCAAAGCGTGGCCGGAGATTCCGGCCACAGTTTCAACGGTCAGTTCGTGTATCCGCATGCCTTGCATGTGCATACGTCTGTCTCAGCGTCCCATTCGCAATCTGATGCCCCGCATTTTGGGCAGTGCCCCCACGCACCGCGCGCTCCTTTGGGATCTGGCCCCGGCCCATTCAGCTTTGCATACCACAGATCCCGCTTCTGGCCCGGGTCTTCCCAATGTGCGGTATGCTCACGATTGTCCCCGCGTTCCTCTCTAGCCTTCTCGATCCGCATTTCCAGACGAGCAAGCTTTTGCCTTCTGGCTATCTGCACTTCCACCGGAACACCGAACAGCAGCATCATTTCTTCCAGCGCGATCTGCACGTCCGCGATCTCCTCGGCGATCTCGTCGTGGTTGTCGATCAATCCATCCCCGAGGCCGCCCCGAGCTGCAAACGTCACCCGCTGCGCCTTGCACAGCTCCTTTGTCAGCTCTGCCATCTCTTCGATGGCTACAGCGACCTGCATATCGCCGCCGAATACCTCGATTGCGGCTCGATAGATTTTCGCTGTTTCAGTCATTCTGCGCCGCCTCCATTTCCTTGCGCTCTTGCATAAAGCCGTGCAGATAGAGCTGCAGGAGCTTTTGGGCGGTGTTGATGTACTTGTTGAGATCCTTCTTCCCGATCTGCAGTTTGCCTGTGGTTACGACGCGCAGATCCGGCGTGCCGATGACCTGGATGCAGGCGGGCTCGTTTTCCTTCGGGCCGTCAGCCGTCATCTCAAACAGCGGAGGCGTCAGCTGGTCCATGGTGACGCGCGGCGGATATTTCTCATCCCGGAACTCGACGTACCAGCCGGCATCCTCCATGGACGTCTGGAATCCGCCGAGCTCGCCATAAAACAGCTCCATGATCTTTCCCATTGCGATTCTCCCTTCAAATTGTAAGTACTTCCCGCCTCGACTGGCGGGTGAATTTGCGTTCCGGGCAGAAGCGGCATTCGGTGCAGCTCCAGGCGCCGCGGTAGTTGTTGCGCGTCGGGCAGAGTGGGTTGTAGCAGATCCCGGAGCCTGCCCACTGCGGGCCGCGGCCGATTTTTTTCTTCTTCGGTTCGGCTTTTGGCTTTTTGGCTGGATCCTTCTTGGTGACGAGCGTGGCCGCGCGTTCTTTCCGGAAGCAGCCGCAGCTTTTTGCATGCCCGTTCCGGAGGTGTCTGCCGTCCTTGGTGCAGATGGTCCCGCATTTACACCGGCAGATCCAGTGTGCCGTGTCTCCTTTTTTGCTGGTATCCCGCCCGATGACGTGCAAATATCCAAAATCCGTGCCCGTCAGATCGACTACGTGTGACATTTCCATTCTCCTTTCGTCAGGGGCCGGTCTCCCGGCCCCTATGCAGAGCGGACTTGCACCGCCTGCGCCTGCGCGTCCCCCTGTCGCCGCAGACGAGCTGCCCTTGTCTGCTCAGGCAGCTTTCCATAAGGAGGTAACACGATGCCGCCGGGCAATCTTGACACCCGGCGTGGGGTAACGTTGACGGTTCCCATCCGCGCGCACGTTCCACACGCGCTTTTTATCCCCGGCCCGCGGGCTTGAGGTTTCGCGGGCCGGGTGCAGAGCCGGGGTGATCCTCCCGCAGCCGTCTCATGGCGGAGCGGCCGCGGCCAAAGTCCGAAAAAATATGGTCCCCGGCTGATTGCTGACATCAATCCTCGGGCTGTCTGATATCTTTGTGCCGCAGCCCGTCGGCGTTCTCGGTCAGCGGCAGCGCCTGCCGCCGCGCGTGCTCATCCGGGTTCCAGCCGCACCGCGCGCAAAGAACCGGCGCGAGCTTTGCATACGGACAGGCATTGCCCTGCTTCGGCAGCCCGCATGCCTCGCGCGGGCTGCTCTCGTTTTTTTCTTCCGGCATGTTTAAATCTCCTGTATGTCGGTCCCAAATTTTGACCGCATGAATTTGCGGTTGCGCAGATACTCCTTTGTCCGCGTCGGCTTGGACTTCACATCTTCGACGACGAGCTTGCCGCCGAATTTGTACGAAAAGTCCGCCGTGTACCGCACTGCGCGGATGCGCTCGCCGGCCTCGGTGATGTAGCTCTCCTGCAAGGTGAACTGCGGCTGCAGGCGCAGATCGGAGATGATCCCGGCCCGCAGCATGACCATCAGCTCGTCATACCGCCGGGCTTCCTTCTGGCTGTCGAAGCGCAGCTCGCCGCGCTCGGCGGGCGTGCTGTGATACTTCGAGGCCTTCTTCGGCCCCGCGTCAGCCCCCGGCATCTGCTGCCGTGCATAAAGCTCCCGCATCCTCGGCGGCATGTCCGCCATGGATTCAAACCGCAGGCCGCTCATTCTGTAGCGCCCCAACTGCAAAAATTGTCCGGCTCGACTGCAGGAGCGTTGAGAAAGGACGTGCGGGAAAAACACCTTCCGTTGATCCTGTAAATGCAGTCCCTGCACCGCACCACCTCCGCAACGTCGGCGGCGGGCTGGCGAAGCAGGAGCGTTTTCACCCGCTGAGGCGTCCAGCGCGGATTTTCCGCGTTGCAGGATTCAAAGTCTTCCAGCGCCGCCGCGCGGCTGATGTAATCACCCGCCATGCCGCACCTCCACATTTGCCTTTCCCAGAAGATCGTCGAGATCTGTTTCATCGCTGTTCGCGAGGAAATTGTCATTTTCGTCGTAGTAGTTGTAAGCCGTGTATGCGCGAGCCTGGATTCCGGCGTATTTCTTGAGCAGTTTATTCGCCCCCTCGATTCCAAACGTGCAGGCATCTTCCAGTTCTTCCATCTGCGATTTTGAGATAAACTTAGCCATCATTTACCCTCCTGTTCCATGCCTCAATAGTTGACGCATATCAACTTGCCGTATTACCAAAATGCACCTTCATCATAATTTTCATCCCTCTTGTTCCATGCTTCAATGGCTTGTTCTTCCGTGTCATAAATATACACACCACCCAAAATCCCGCCATCGCACTCATAGCTTGCAATCGGGCATCCCGGATTTTCCTCATGAGCGTGGTGAAGCATAAAGCCAAGTCCACTATAGGGATGTTCTCTATATGCCTCATCATGTAGATTCCCTTCGTCATCGCACAGAACAATGCTAACTTTACCGCCACAGAACGGGCACGGTTTCAGTTCAACCATCCTTCTTGCCCTCCATTTCCTGAATCGCCCGCTCTGCTTCTTCGCGGGTCAGAAAAACAGTTTTGCCGAAGTCTTTGCTGCTGACTGAGCCATCTCCATACTCCCCGCCACAATGGTACTCATCACTCACGGTTTCACGCTTCCAGCTATTAAACGGGCAACCATCGCAATTATCAACGCACTCAAAATTCACAAGGTATTCGATCGTTTCATCGTCCATCAGGTACATTTCTGCAACGTTGCACTCGACGATCTGTTTTTCCCCTACAACGTATAGTTTTTCTGTTCCTTTGCACGGCAACACCACCACGCGCCCGTCCTTGTCGGCCGCGGCAAGCTCGCGGAGGCGGCTAGGCTCCACGCCCATCGCCTGCGCTGCCAGATTTATCATCGTGTCCTCCGTAAATGGAGCCTTGATTTCCTCCGGTGTCAGCCCCGTGTCCTCGTAGGCCGCAAGGCGATCTGCCATCTGGACGACTTCGGTCATCGTTAAGTGGTACAGACCGTGCCCATTTACCGAAACACAATCTTCATTCCGGCTTGTCAGTCGCTCCAATCGTTCCATATCTCTTCCTCCACATACCGCCAGCTCTGCGGCGGGCGGGTGATGGGCCCGGGCGCAAGGCCGTATTTTGTCTGCCGCAGGCCGGTAAACTCCCACAGATCGCGCGGGTGATCGTAAATCTTGAGATTGGAGACGTGCCAGCCGAAGCCGACGCCGCCGTCCAGATACTTCTCCAGCTCGTCTTTTGTCATGCAGGCATCCGCAAGAAGCGTATCAAGTGGTGTGCAGTCCATGTTCCAATCGCAGATGCAATATTTCTGCGGTTCACAGCTTCCTCCTACTCTGACGATCCTTTCAAAAATGTCGTCGCATACAAATTCACCGATGATCTTGCCATTCCCCCGATATGCTCCGCCGCATTTAGCAGCCTTGAAAACATCCGCTATTTTATCAGGATGGAGAGACCGTTCCCTTTCCTTCAAAATCCAAAGCATATCAGCGCTCTGCGTACAGTAGATATAGCACTTAAACGGCACACCGCACTTCGGCGCGGTCTTGCGGATTTCGGCCGTTTTACTCCCGTTCAGGATCTTCCGAGCCCACTCTGGGCGAATGCTGATCAAAACAGCTTTACTCATGCTTGTCTCCTTTCAAAATGTCCTCCATCAATGCCTTAAAAATCGGGTATGCCTGCTGCGGCACTACAGCGTTTCCGAGGCATTTAAGTCTGTCCACCCGATTGGGAATCCCATGAGCCACTCCATAAGGGCGGGGTTCGACTTCCCACCGCTTCCACAGGTCAGGTTTTTCCGCTCCTCCTCCGTGACGACCCCCGCGTCTCTCAGTGCCACCATCTGCCGGAAGTTGTGTGTTCCGCCGCACAGCGGCGCGCCCGTCGTTGGCCGCGGCCACGATAAAGATTCTCTCTCCCTTGTGCAGTCCGCCGACATCCCAAGCCGCAGAACTGTAAGCCCTTGCTTCGTAGCCGACGCCTTGCAGTTCGGAAAGGATTCCCGCAAGCGCAATTCGAACAAGTCCAGAAACGTTCTCACCGACAACGCAACGCGGGCGCAGCTCTCGGATAACTCGAAGCATCTCCGGCCAGAGGTATCGATCATCCCCTTTGCCCTTTTGCTTTCCAGCCACGGAGAAGGGCTGGCAGGGGAATCCGCCGGAAATAACGTCAACTGTTCGTAGGCCTGTCCGCTCATAAAAACTCTCCTTTGTCAGCGTCCGGACATCACACCATCGCGGCACGTCCGGCCAGTGCTTTTCCAGCACCTTCGTCGGGTAGTCGGCAAACTCGCATTGCCCGACGGTCGTAAATCCGGCCCACTCGGCAGCCAGATCAAGCCCGCCGATCCCGGAAAACAGGCTCAGATGCGTCAGCATTTTGTTTCCTTCCCCGTCGGCGTCAGCTTTGCCAGCATGATCTGCCCCAGATCACGCGAGTGATCGTAAATTCTGAGGTTGGAAATGTGCCAGCCGTAGCCGACGCCGCCGTCCAGATACTTCTCCAGCTCGTCTTTTGTCATGCAGGCATCCGCAAGAAGCGTATCAAGTGGTGTGCAGTCCATGTTCCAATCGCAGATGCAATATTTCTGCGGTTCACAGCTTCCTCCTACTCTGACGATCCTTTCAAAAATGTCGTCGCATACAAACTCGCCAATGACGCCGCCCTGAACCGAACGGTAGATGTAGCACTTAAACGGCGTATCCATCTTCGGGCGAGTCTTGCGCACCTCGATCGTTTTCTGCCCGTTGATGATCTTCTCGCACCACTTCGGGCGGATGCTGATCAAAACAGCTTTACTCATGCTTGTCTCCTTCCTCCGGTGCTTCCGGCAGCGGCATCCAGTGGGTGACGGTGCACGGCAAGGCCATGCACAGCCACGTCCCGGCCTCTTTGTGATAATTGCCAATATCAACGCCAAAGTACGGGCTATAAATCATGTAATTTATAAGCGTATTGTCTTCTTCGTTTTTCCACGCCTCCGGCGGCCCATCCTCCACGCTGATCCACCGCGGCCCCTTCTCCCGCAGCGCCGCGTTCTCGGCGGTCAGGCGCTCGATCACGTTAGCAGCCGCAAACTCGATGTATTCCCGCCGATCTTGGATTTCTCCGACCTTGCAGTTTTCGCACGCGTCGTCGTGTCCAAGCCCCTTCGCGCAGCACCGCAGCGCCTGCACGATTTCCTGTCCTGTCATATATCCTCCATTCCTTCACAAACCATTTGTCCCGGCAGTTCATCCGGATTTAACAGCGCGGCTTCCGGATCCCGCCACTCGACGCCGATGTAGTCCAGCACACGGCCCCAGCCGTACCAGTTCCCGCGATCATCCTGCATTACGTGATTCATCCACATTTCCCACTCCTTTGGATTCCGCTCCCACAGCCGGTCGAACCGGTGTGGGCGTTTTTCCATGTGCACGCCGAACCCGCACATGGAGCACCCGGTTCTCTGTGCTTTTGTCGTCCTGAGTGTTCCGTCTGCGTCGCGCACGATCTCTCCGTAGATTTCCGGCACCGGAACCTGCAAATCCAGCGCAAGCTGCAAAAGATCCTGCCGCGAAAAAATCGCGAATGGACAGCTGCGTTTCGTTCCCGGCGATATGTAGTTGCACCCGTGCATCATCAACGCTTTCTGCCTGCGCCCTCCTTCGGACGCCATCAGGCCCATATACGGGAAGCTTCCGGTTTCTTTGGCATAATCGCTGCAAGGCTTTTCTTTCAGGTAATAGCAGCACTTATCCGATACGAGAAAATCCGGCGTTTTGTAGCTAACGCCTTCATTCTCATTTTCGTATCCGCCGAAGATCTCCAGCCATTTTTGCGCCAGCTTCATCCGCGTCCCCGTGCGGAACCCGCCGTAAGCCCCTGTTTCCCCAGTGATGATCGCATGGCGTACCGTTGCGTTTTTCTCGCTTGGATTTTGCAAAAGCGAGATTTTCCCCGCAACTTCCTTGGAGATCACCGGCCATCCGTACTCCCGCAGCACTTCCACTTTGCTTTTCAGCGGTTTCAGCGGCTTCACGCCGAGTTGCTTGTGAATCAGCTGAATGCTTTTATCCTCAAGCGACGATACCGAGATGGCAGGCACATCAATACCGATGCTGCGAAGGAACAGGAGCAGCGTGATGGAATCCAGCCCGCCGACAGCTACGTAGCAGCTACCTGCAACGTCTGGGTGATTGTAGAATTCCCATGCGCGGATTTTGGCGTATTTCACCTTGAACTCATAATCCATCTGCTGTTTTACTCGAAAATCCGCAATCTTCCGTTCGGTATCCAGCCTTGCATTTCGCTCCAGCACATTCTCTTTCATTTTGCCTCATCCCTCCCCGGCGTCAGCTTGGCCAGCATGATCTGCCCCAGATCCGCAACGTAGACCAGCCGCCCGCGGCTGTACACCACCAGCTTGTCGCCCGGACCTCCATTCGGTCGGCCTCGATGTTCGTGATATCCTGGCAGGCGTCGCACACAAACCTCATACCAGCGCCCCCGGCCGGGTGTCCGGCGTGTAGTGGAGCTTGGTTGCGCGGGCGTTCTGGTGGAACTCCGGGCGGGTGAATTTATAGCCCCAGTGTTTGGCTGCGGTGAAAAGGGCCGCATAGCCGTCCTCGGCGCGGACGGTCACTTTCTGGTCTCCATATGTAACGGAAAAGTGGTTCTGGCCGGTGTATCCGGCCTGGGCGATCACGGCGGGGCGCCGCGGCGCCCGCTCGCCGGGATAGTCGATGCTATTTCGCAATGTGTTTGCGCCTCCTTATCTGGTTGTCGGCATGGACCATCTGCTTTCCCGCTGCAAGATCGGGCTGCAGGCTGTCCCTGTCGCGGTGGTTTACGTCGTAGATGTGGTTCCGGATGCTCTCGTAGAGCGTCCAGGTGCAGCACCCGGCGCGGCATGTTCCGCTTCGGTCCGGGCAGTTCCGGCCGCATGGCGGCGGGATGGGCCGCATGCGCGGCGCAAAATAATTCACTCCGCTTCCTCCTGTACGTGCTGCAGCCAGGCCGCGAGCGTTTGCAGCGCCGTCTCGCGCTGCAGCAGGTCTTCGACCGTGTCCCGGTCGACGCGCGGCATGCTCTGCAGGATCTCCCGGTCATTGGCGCAGTCATCGGCAAAGGCCAGGACGGCGTCGATGATGTCTGCCAGCTGATCCGGCCGGAGCTCGACCGGGATCTTTGGCTCGTCCTTCACAGGATCCCGTAGGTCGTCAGGCCCAGCGCGATCGCGCCGGTCGCGACGCAGGCGTCGGCCATCTCCGCATACCCGGCGATCACCGCCAGCACAAAGGCCGCGCCGCCCAGCCACACGCAGCAGGTCTTCGCCACCCGCCGCATGGCCTCCCGGTACCGCAGCTCCTCCAGCAGCCGCTCCTGCCGCTCCCTGGTCTCTTCCTCGATTGCGTTGCACGTTTCTGCCTTTCCGGCAGGCGATCCGCCGTTCTGGGCCAGCCGCTGCAACTGCTGTTCCAGTGCGGCGATCGTTTTTTTCTTGAGCTCATCCACCCAGCGCACCCCCTTCCAGATCCAGAATCTTCTCGATCGCAGCCTTGACCTGCTTGCCCTTCCGGGCTCCATTCAGGATCTTGCTGAGATACGTCTTGTCGCAGGGGATCCCTGTCCCCTCAACCTGCGCGGCCAGCCAGTCCTGCGTCTTGTCCAGATCGATCAGCCGCTTGCGCACGGTCTTCCCGAAATTTGTCATGCTGTCTCCTTCTTCGCTTCCTGCATCCGCCTGACGAGCCGCGCCAGACGGGCGTTTTGTGTCACGAGCTTCTGCGCGTCCAGGTCAAGCCCCTTGCGCTTGAGTCCGTTAATGATCTGCGCCGCCTGGCACTCACACACCATCGCCGCTTCGATCAGATCGTGCAGCTCCTGCGCATCCAGCGTCAGGGTGTAGGTCTTTACCTTCGCCATGGCTCAGCCTCCTATCTCTGTACCATCCACCGCGCCAGCTCCGTGAGCGACACCGTGTACTTGTTCCCGATGTGCCGGGCCGGGAACCGCCGGTCGGCCAGCAGCGTCCGCCGGTCGATCCCCAGCGCCGCCTGGCATTCCGTGATCCCGATGGCCGCGCGCCCCGGGAACATATCGGTCAGCAGCTCCAGCTGCGGCCGGTATCCTTCCAGCTCTCTCGGCATCCCCTCACGCCTCCTTCTTCTCGCTCTTCGCCGGCTGCACCATAGCAGCCATGCCCTGCATAAAGATCAGCGCCTTCTCACGCATTTCCGGCGTAAGCTTGTTGATTTCCGCCGAGATCTTCTCGGCCTGCTGCTTCTGCTCCTCTGACATTGATCTCACCTCGCTTCTTTTACCCGCTCAAACGCCGCGCGCAGCTTTTTTTCCGCACCCTCCGGCGTCCGTATCCCATTCAGCACCATCGTCACATATGCGGTCGATACGCCCAGTTCTCTAGCGATCTCCGCCCGGCTGACGCCTGCGTTGTGCATATCTCCGATAAGTCTGCCTGTCCATTCCTCCGGCATTTCACTTGGTCTCCTTCTGTTAATTTTGTTGACTTCACTTTGGCAGTCTGATATTCTGTCTGTATGCCCGTTGCGGCAATCTCAAAGGAGGTGGTCTCTTGACCAAACTTTTGACCTTGCCCGTTCCAGACCGGATCCCCGGCGTCATGCGATAGGGCAAGGGGCAGAGCCGGGACTGCCAAAGTGAAGCGGCGCGCCACAGAAGCATGAGAACCATTCATGCCTGTCATTGCCGACGCCGGTACAGCCACACAGGATCATACCCTGTATAAAAAATGGGCTGTATCACCGCACAAAGAATGCGGGGCCTGGCGGTGCAGCGCGTTCTGGTAAAAAAACTCGGAGGGAAATGCACGTATGATGGTTCCATGCGTGCGTTTTCTTTTTCTCGTCCGAGTTTTGATCTCACCTCGCTTTGCCAAATATCTAACTTGTGAGTACAGCGTAACACCATAGTTAGCTTTTGTCAATATCTTTTTTCGCTTTTTCGCAAATTTTTATTGACAGAGTTAGATTATAGTTGTATGATGTCGGCATGGAGGTGATACCATGAACGAACGCATCCGCCAGCTTCGAAACTCTCTGAAACTTTCTCAGGCTGAATTTGGCGCAAAAATAAGCTTATCTCAGAATTATATATGGATGATTGAGAAGGGAGAGCGCACCCCCAGTGACCGCACAATCTCCGACATCTGCCGGGAATTCAACGTGTCTCTGGCCTGGTTGGAGGACGGTGTCGGAGAAATGTACGTCCAGCGCAGCGCGAATGAAGAGCTTGGCCTGCTGGTCACGGATATCATGTCCGACGCCGACGATTCCTTCCGCAAGCGCTTTATCTCTCTTCTGATGGCGCTGCCGCCGGAAAAATGGGCAGCAATCGAATCCTTCGTTGAGGAATTACAAAAAAAAACTTCGTCAAAAGACACAAAAAATCCCGGGAACGCTTGACCGTTCCCGGGATTTTCTGTATCTTGGAAGAGGGTGGTATTTTGGATTTTAGCTTTTTGCTTGAGTATCTCGGCGCATCCCTTCTCGTTTGGGTAGTTGCTGCCCTACTAAATCATTTTCTTGCGTGCAGAGACTCGAATGGTTGGACCATTTCCGGTCATCTTCTTTCTATCCTAGTAATTGTTCTTTCTGTGCTCGCTTTCCCTGCCACACTACTTCTGACATTCTGGATAGAACCGCTTCTTGTAAAGCGCCTATCAGGCAAGGACGAGGAATCATATAGGCACGGATACTTCAACGGATATGATGACGGTTCCAAACAGATGCCCTACGATTCGTCCATGAAGTAACGATGGCTATCTAGCTGGGTACAATGACAGTGAATCCTCTCGTCCATTTGTAGCCCCTAAATGAAAGCGCATCCTGCCGGAACGGTTTCCCGTTCCGGCGCTTACTTTATGATGTGCCGCAGGAATCGCAGGATGATTTTCATCTGATCCAGTGTGGCCCGCTCTAAAATGTTTTCAATCTGTTCCATCGTCTTTTCCATTCCCGTCTCCATTTCTCCACAAAATTCCCGTTCATTTTTTGTTAATCTTTGCCTCTTGTTCGCGCCTCCCAAAAGTTGTAAGATATAGGTAGGCGTTGCCCGCGCCGCTGGCCGAACAACGGCGCGGGCTTTCGCTTGCGCAGGCGACCGGGAGCCGTCTGTAACTTTAGGGTAGCCTGTCCACGGTAGACTTGTAAAGATATGACAGTTGCTTTTTGCAGTCAGACGTCTTGCTTTTTTGGGGGGAATGACATGTTTTGAAGGAAAAATTATCTGATTTATGCCGTGAGCAGAAGCAAACAATCACTCCGCACAAAACAAACCAGGACGTCGCCGAAAATACCGACCTTTCCGTCGGCACCGTCTCCCAGTTCTTTCGCGGCGACATCAAAAATCCGTCTGTTTACACGGTCGGCCCGATCTGCCGGGAGATGGGCGTTTCTATGGATGAGTATTTCGGCATTCCGCATGATGAGCCTGCCGAGCCTTCCGAGCCTCCCGATGCTGAAAAACTCCGCGCCGAGAACGCGGCGCTTCGTGCGCAGCTTGCCCAGCAGCATAAGTCCCTGCGCATGCACCGGCTTGTGACGCTCATCCTCTTGGGTATTCTTTTGCTGTGTGCCCTTGCGCTTGTGGCCGACGTGCTCAGCCCATCGATCGGCTGGATCCGCGCATAAATCAAACCGCCCCGGCCCAGCGCCGGAGCGGTATTCTTGGAGGTTTTACGATGCCAATTCCCAAATACTATGTCCGGCCGGACGGCCTGCATGAATCCATCATCACAGTCAACGGCAAGCGCAAAGCGTTTCGCGGCAAGACGGACCGCGAGGTCTGGAACAAGATCAAGGCCTACCGCGCCGAAGCCGAGAAGCCAAAGACCGTCCCGTTCTCCGACGTCGCCCACGCCTGGTGGAACGAGATCGAGCCAACGCTTGCGCCGAATTCCCTGCGCAATTATTCCCCTGCCTATGAGCGCGCCGTCGCGCAGTTTGGCCCGGAGGATGTCGCCACGATCACAAGCAAAGAGATTGAGACGTACATCAACCAGTTTGCCAAGACCCACGCAAAAAAGACCGTTATCACCCAGCGCCAGATCATCCGGCAGATCCTGAATAAAGCCCAGCGCGAAGGTTACGTCTCTTTTAACGCTGCGCAGGCAGTTCTTCTCCCAAAGAACCTTCCGCAGAAGCGCCGCCATGCGCCGCCCGCTGATCAGATCCAGAAGATCAAGGACAACATAAACGACGACTTCGGCCTGTTTGCCTTTCTGATCTATTATACCGGCTGCCGCCGCGGCGAGGCCGAGGGCTTGCGCTACGAAGACATTGACCGTGAGAAAGGCAGGATCTACATCCGCCGCAGCGTCTACCATACCGGTCCGACGCCCCAGATCAAGGAGCCAAAGACTGCCGCCGGCATCCGCCCCGTCCCGTTGCTCCCAGCGTTGGCCGCTGCGCTTCCGCAAAAGGAGCACGGCTATATCTTTTCCAACGACGGCGGAAAAAGTCCGCTCCCCGGCTGGTTCGTCACCGATCAATTTGAAGCCTACCGCAAGCGCACGGGCATCACCGTCTCCCCGCACGAGATCCGCCACGGCTACGCGACCGCGCTTTACGAGGCCGGTGTGGACTTCAAACTCGCTCAAAAATTCCTCGGCCACGCGCAGCTCTCCACCACCATGGATATCTACACCGACATCCTCGATACCCGCATTGATAAAGTCGCCGCCCAGATGGACGCGGCATTTTAATTGCACCTTTTTACTGTGTCGGTCACTGTGTTCATACCCGTGTATTTCCGTGCTAGGATATGCTACGTCTTGCTACCTTGCAATTCTCGCAAAAAGTTTTGTTCAATCATAAATAATCCGTCTTTTAACTGCTATTCTACCAAAAAAGATAAAAAATAAGACGCAGGAATTTAAATTCCTGCGTCTTTATCTTTGGTGGACCTGAAGAGACTCGAACTCTGAAAAAACACTGTATTTTCAATGTTAATTTGCAAACTGTGTTTATTCTGTGTCCAGTCCCTTTTCTGTGTTCTCAGCTCCTTGCGATATGCTCATAATACGCCATGAGCTTCTGTTCCGGCCCCGGGCCGTCTTTATCGAGCAGAAACGCCTTTGCCAGCGCGGCGTAGAATTCCGGGCGGTTGAGTCCGAACTCTACGGCGACGGGGTAGTAGTCCGAGTACATCATGTTCATGGTCACGCCCCATGCCCAGCGCGGGACCGCTGGCGCCTGAATGCCCATGCTCTCGGCCACGGCCGTTGTCTGTTCCATCGTCCAGTGCGGGCCGGTCGTGCCGTCGGCGTTTTGCATGTTTGCTGCCCACTGCATCGCCGTTTCGCGATCAAATGTGGCCGCCTCCGGCTCGTCGTGGTCCTCGAGCTTATCCAGCCGGCACAGCAGATCTGTGACTGCTGCGGCCTGCTCGACCGTACGCATGGACACCGGGCACTCCGCGATCTCCCGCAGCGCGGCGTGGAGTTTGTCTTTATACGCCTGCATGATATCACCTCATGCGAGCTTGAGCAGCCCCGTGCAAAGCTCGATCACGGAGCCTGCGGCCGTGCTGTCGGTCGTCGCCACGAGCGTGAATGTATGATTGACGCAGCAGCAGCACCCGGACAGCTCCAGATCCGTCTCCGTGTGGATCTCCGCATTGCCGGATGCCGGCAGCGTGACGCGCTTGAGCGTGCAGGGCAGCGCGACGCCGTCCATGTACCACTGCAGGGTCAGGACGCCCGCGGCCGTCGCCGCGATGACCGCATCTGCGGCCAGATGATACAGGCCGATCTTGACCG